TAGTATTGAATTGATAGGAGAATAAATAAATGAATAATCAACAAGTTTTAGAATTTGCTAGACAATATGGTATTAATGAAAAATATGTATCTGGTGAGCAGTTATTAGTTAAAAAATTAAATTGTTCTTCTAATCCACTGTTAAAGGAATTACCAGAATTACCACAAGTAGAGATATTAGATTGTTATAATAATCCACTGTTAAAGAAATTACCAGCATTACCACAAGTAGAGACATTAGATTGTTTCAATTCTACTGTTAATTTTGCTGATAATCTTGAAATAGTTAATAAAGTATTAAACAACAATATAACAGTAGAAGAGGTATTTAATATTGAAAACATCGAACAAAGAAGAGTAGTTTATCAGTTGTTAGATAAAAGTAAGATATTAGAATTAAACAATTATATTGTATTAGATGAAACAATTGATCAATATAACAATAAAATGAAGATAATTAGATTCACAGTTGATGATTATAAAGAACCATTTTTATATTTACAATGTATTTGCCCATCAACTGGTAGAAAGTATTTATTGGAAACAAAACAAGTTGATTGTAACAGTGCCAAGTCAGCAAGTTTTGGTTTAACTAATATTAATTTCAATAAGGAGTGGTAAAAATGAATAATTATAGACATGGAGATTTAGCTTTAATAGGTATTTCTAGTTTATCAAAAGATTTACAACTATCAAATACTAAAACAATAATGACTGGTAGTAATAATAATCCTCATAATATTAATCAAGGTAAATTGTATTTGACTAATGATAATGATTTTATTATTGGTTATTTAATAGCTAAAGATACTAAATTGTTACATAAAGATCATGGTGATGTTGTTAGTGGTAAAATTGATAGAGAAGCAGCTATAGAAAATGGAATATATGAATTAAGAAAACAATTTGAAGATACACATGAAGGAATGAAACAAGTAATAGATTGATTAGGAGAAAAATGATGAAAATAAATAAAGATAGTTTATGGTTTGAATGTTTATTAGAATTGGTTGAAAAAGAAATGAATAATGCTAATGGTTCTTGTGGAATTACATTTGAACAGGTAAATAAATTAATAGGAGAAAAAGCAAGACATATTATAGAATATAAAATTAAACCTAAAGAAAAATGTAATTATGAAAAAAGAAACTGTCCTGCTCAATTTAAAAATATATCAAAACAATCTCTATGGTCTTATTGTAAAGATAAAGGAATGGATGGCTGTCTAGTCCATTATTCTGATTGTCCTAATTATAAATATAATTATAAATGTTGGGAAGACTATACAATAAGTAAAAAGTTTAAAAATTGACAACAGAAAAAAGTAAATGAGTAGAACAGCAGAATTTAATGATGATGAATCCAAAATAATTTTAAGGTTTGAAGGGTCTGATTTTAAGAGAACTTTGAAATTGGTCAAAACTCTTCCAGAAAGACAATTTATTAAGAGATATAGTTATTGGACTGTTCCTACTAATATTGATGTTATTATTATGCTTGAAAAATGGAGTTTTGACTTAAGTAAAGACCTTAAAGAAGCTTATCAATACTCACTTCCTAAACCTTTGGGAGTAACAGAAGAGATTGAGGGGTTTGGTGTTAAGCTATATCCCTTTCAAGTAGAGGCTGTTGAATTCATTGAGAGCAAGAAGGGTCGGGTATTGCTGGCTGAGGAGATGGGTTGTGGTAAAACATTAGAAATACTCGCATGGACAGCACTACACCATGAGATAAGACCGATTATATGTATTGTTCCCTCGGCTGTCAAGATCAATTGGAAAAGAGAAATAATGAGGGGGTTGGGAGTTGAAGCAAAAATCCTCTATGGCAGAAAAAATATAGAACTTGGAGAATCTAGAGAATTTTATATTATTAATTATGAAATTTTGTCTTACCGGATGGAACAATTAAAAGAATTAAATCCTAAGATGCTTATAATAGACGAGACACATGCTATTAGTAATTATGAAAGTAAACGTACACAAGCAATCCTAAAATTAGCAGATGGTCTTTCATATTTGGCAGGATTAACAGGAACACCTATAACTAATAGACCAAGGAATTTCTATACGATTTTGAAGCTCCTGAACCCTGATTTTTGGTCTTCATATTGGCAGTATCTGATGACTTATTGTGGAGCTAAGAAAAATTATATGGGGTTTTGGGATTTTAATGGAAAGAGCAATACTGATATTTTACATGATCTAGCCGTTTCTTCTGTTATGCTTAGGAGATTGAAGAAAGATGTTATGAAGGACTTGCCACCTGTTACTAGATCTATGATTCTATTTGATGATACTGATATAAAGGAATACAAGAAATTAATTAGAGAATATAGAACAGAAAAATTGACCATAGATAAAATTGAGAGGATGAAACAAGCTGTGGTTCATGGAAAATTGAAAGCTGTGATAAAATGGATTGATAATTTTTTAGAGTCTGATGAGAAATTGGTTGTAGCTTGTATTCATCATTCAGTTACAGATATTCTAGTTGATAAATATAAAAAAATAGCTGTTAAATTAGATGGAAGAGATAATGAGATCAAGAAACAGGAGGCTATTGATAAATTTCAGACAGATAAAAAAATCCAGATGATCTTTATAGGTGTGAAATCTGGTGGTGTAGGAACAAATCTAACAGCAGCATGTAATATGGTTATAATTGAGTTACCTTGGAGATCAATAGATGTAGATCAAGTAGAAGCTCGAATAGATAGGATAGGACAGACTAAGCCTTGTAATATCTATTATCTACTGGTAGCTGATACTATCGAACAAAAGATAGCTGAAATTATAGATGAAAAGAGAGAAGGCATACATCAAATTATAGAAGGGGAAGAAGTGGAAGAAACCTATTTATTAACACAATTGATAGAGTATGTAAAGGAAGGAAAATAAAAATGTCTAAATGTAATTTATGTGGTCAAGATACATCTGATCCAAAAACAATCGGTTGTTATATGGAAATTATCATCATGAAGGTTGTGATGTAGAAAGATGTCCTAGATGTAATGGTCAACTTATATCTTGTGGTTGTTTGGAAGAATAATAAATTTTACACTTGACAAATAAAATAAATTTATTATAATATTATATATACAATTTATTTTATTTTATTGAAGAAGAGGAGAAAAAATATGCATGTAATAGTAAAAATAAAATTTGGTTCTCATTTATATGGAACCAATACAAAAGACAGTGATACTGATTACAAAGGAATTTTCTTATCTAGTATACAAGAGATTTTTCTTAATAGAATACCTAAAAGTGTTACATCAACAACAAAAAAAGAAAAAGATGAAGGAATTAAAAACAGTTCTGAAGATATTGATTCTGAATTTTATAGTTTACATTATTTTCTTAAATTAGCTTGTGAAGGACAGACAGTTGCCTTAGATATGTTACATGCTCCTAAAAATATGATATTAGAAACATCTGATATTTGGGAAAGAATTATAAAAGAACGTGAAAAATTTTATACTAAGAATTTAAATGCTTTTATCTGTTATGCAAGGAAACAGGCTGCTAAATATGGAATAAAAGGAAGTAGATTGGATGCAGCAAAACAAGTAATGAATGTCTTCAAAAATCAGAATCAAATAGTTACTTTATCTTGTATGTGGGATGAATTACCTGAGATAGAGCATTGTCATCATATAGAGACAAATCCTAGTGGAATTAAACAATATCAAATGTGCGGGAAAATTTTACAAGAAACTATGGGGATTGATTATGCTTATGACATTGTAAAAAGATTTTATGACAGTTATGGAAGACGTGCTAAACAAGCAGAAAAAAATGAAGGGATTGATTGGAAAGCTGTATCTCATGCATTCAGAGCTGCTTATCAAGTAAAATCTATATTGACAAAAAATACTATTATTTTTCCACTACCTGAAGCAGATTATTTAATAAAAATTAAGCAAGGTAAAATTAATTATAAAACAGAAGCTGGGCCTAAATTAGATGAACTTATGAAAGAATGTGAAGAATTGGCAGCTAATAGTAAATTACCTGGTAAAGTTAATCATAAATATTGGGATGATTTTATAATAGATGTGATATCAGAAAAATTGGTAAACGATGATTATTTTAGATGATAAATTATTTGAATTATTAGAAGCTTGTGATGGTATAAATCAATCTGAAAAATGGCATCCTGAAGGAGATGTCTTGTTACATTCTCTTCAAGTTCTATATCAAGGATTTAAAGAAAATTGTGATGTTGATTTATTATTGGCTGCAATGTTACATGATATTGGTAAGGTAAAAAATTCTTTGGGACATGAAGACATTGGAGCTGATATGCTAGTTGGGTTCGTAAGTGAAAAAACTTTATGGTTAATTAGAAATCATATGCGTATCTGGTATTTATTACTTGGGGACATGAAACGTATAAAAAAAGTAGAAGAGTTAATAAATCATCCTTGGTTGCCTGAATTATTATATTTAATTCGATGGGATAAAATGGGACGTAATCCTAATAAAACGATTAAATATGATAAGCAGGATATCATGAATAGGTTTGAAAGGACTACAGAGAAATATTTTGATGATAATGTAGTATTTAAAAAGGAGAGAAACAATGAAAGAAATAAAAGTGGAATATGATGGTTGTTATCCTAATTTATGTGCAGGGGGATTAATTGTCTATATAGATGGTAAAAGATGGGAATTTCCTGAACACTGTTTAATGTCTGGTGGTTCTGTTTGTATTGATGATGAAGGTATGGAAGAAGTAGAACAAGGTCCTTGGAGGATGGACAACTGGCCTAAAGATTTTCCAGAAGAATTAAAAAATGATGTGTTGGAAGAAATAAATGAAGTAATTCCTGAAGGGTGTTGTGGAGGTTGTGTGTGAAAATTAAAAAAGAAGAGGAGAGAAACAATGAGATTTAACGATTTCAAAAAATTAATGCAAGTTCATGTGTCTGAGATGATACAAAATCAAGATGTCTTATTTACAGTAGATGTGGATAAAGATGAATTATGGAATCTATATTTGGATAGTTTTCCACCAGGTACAAATGAAATATTTAGAGAGAGAAGAGAGCATGATTGTAGTTGTTGTCGTCAATTTATAAAAAGTTTTGGAAATGTTGTTACTGTCTTAGATAATAAAATTATAAGTATATGGGACTTTCAGACGGAAGATACAACTTATCAACCTGTTATTGATACTTTATCTAGATATATCCATTCCAAACTCATTAAGGATGTATTTATCACCGAAGAATTAGGGTTTGGAACAGATCATAATTTTGAACAAACCGAAGATAAAAATGGGAATCCTTGTGCTTTTCGATGGGACCATTTTAGAATAGATTTACCTAAAAGATTTAAAATGGTCTCTAGTAAAACAAAAGGCACTATAATAGGTGAATATAGAGCTGTTAAAGAGGTATTCCAACGATCTTTAAAAGAATTATCAAAAGAATCAATTGAAACTGTACTAGATTTAATTGCTCAAAAATCATTATACAAAGGAGATGAATGGAGAGAGGTGTTGACAGGGTTTCTAGATTGTTTGGATTATTATCACAAATTAGCAGAACCTATGCATGATATTTGGCTATGGAAAAAATCTACACAAGTGGGTGGAGCTATAGGTAAAATAAGAAATCATTCTATAGGTGTATTACTTCAAGATATCACAGCAGGAACAGATTTAAATGAAGCTGTGAAAAAATATGAAAAAATCGTAGCTCCAATTAATTATAAGCGTCCCAAAGCTATATTTACAAAAAAGATGATTGAACAAGCTGAAAGAACTGTATCTAAATTAGGATTGTTAGATTCGTTGTCAAGAAGATTTGCAACAATTGATGACATTACAATTAATAACATTCTCTTTGCCAATAAAGATGCAACAAAAAGAATGGGAAGTATCTTTGAAGAGTTAAAAAGAGATGCCGAAGTTACTCAGAAGAATTTTGATCGAGTGGAAGAGGTAAATATTGTTGTTTTCATGAGGGATATATTACCTAATGTATCTAATATTGAACTTTTATTAGAAAATAAACACGAACCTAATTTAGTTTCTCTTGTTTCTTCTAATAATAAAAATGCTAAGACTATGTTTAAATGGAATAATAATTTCTCTTGGGTTTACAATGGTAATATCACCGACAGTATGAAAGAACGTGTTAAAAGAATGGGAGGAAAAGTTGATGGGATGTTAAGATTTTCTATCCAATGGAATGATAATGGTGACAATAATAATGATTTTGATGCTCATTGTATAGAACCTAATGGAAATGAAATATTTTATAGGAATAAAAAACGAATTCATAAATCATCTGGTATACTTGATGTAGACATTGTTGAACCGATACGAGATATTAATAATGGAATAGCAGTAGAAAATATTATATGGACGAATGAAAATAGAATGCCAGAAGGACTTTATAAATTATTTGTTCATGTATATAGTGATCGAGGTGGTAGAAGTGGTTTTGCTGCTGAAGTTGAATTTAATAATCAAATATATTCATTTGAGTACAGAAAACCTGTTAGACAAAGGGAAAAAATTCCTGTTGCAGTGGTGCAATATTCTAGAGCAGAGGGATTTAAAATTGTGAAATCTTTGGATTCATCTTTGTCATCAAGAAAAATATGGAAATTAAATACAAATCAATTCTATCCTGTTTCGGTATTGATGTTTTCTCCTAATTATTGGGATGAACAAAAAGGTATTGGTCATAAGCATTATTTTTTTATGATCGATGGATGTGTTAATAATACTCAACCTAATGGATTTTTTAATGAGTTTTTGAAAGAGGATTTAATGAAACACAAAAGAGTTTTTGAGGCTCTGGGAAGTAAAATGGGTGTGGAAGATAATAACAATCAATTATCGGGATTAGGCTTTAGCTCTACAAAGAGAAATTCAATAATATGTAAATTAAGTGGTAACTTTACAAGAACAATTAAATTAACATTTTAAAAAAGGAGAGAAAGAAGATGTTTGAAAAAGCAAGTAGATTAAAATTACGTTATGATTATAGAGGAACATGTGATACTGAGGATCTTTGGGATTTAGAAGTTGTGGAATTAGATTCTATATTTAAAAATTTGAACGCTGAATTAAGAATTCAAAAAGAAGAAAGTTTATTAGAAGTTCAATCTAAGCAAGTTGAGATTCTTGAATTAAAAATTGCTATTATTAAATACATTGTGAAAGTTAAATTGGAAGAAAAGGAAGCAGCAAAATTGGCTGTATTCAAAAAAGAGAGAAAACAAAAGTTATTGAGCATTCTTGCAGATAAGCAAGATGAGTCTTTAAAAGAAATGAGTATAGAAGAGATTACTAAACTTATTGAAGAAACTGAATAAAAATAATGTCCAGTAGCTCAGTTGGTAGAGCAGATGCCTGTTAAGCATAAGATCGTTGGTTCGAGTCCAACCTGGACAGTTTTAAATAGGAGTAAATATGGAAGGTAAAATAACTAATACAGGAAATCTATTATTTAAAAGAAAAAATGGAAAATGGAAAAATACTTGTTGTCCTTTTTTCGATGGTGAAGGGATATCATGTGGTGATTGGTGTATGTTTTTTGGAGAACCAGTAGAATATGAAGAAAGAGATAGTTGTGTTTATACTGATTTAAAACTATGTCAAAGAAAATTAATTTTTACAGCATTTAAAGATGAAAGGAAAATCAATGGGTGAGATAAAAGAAATAACAGTATCTTATGGATTCACAAAAAATTTAGGAAACTTTGAATCCATAAAAGTTCAAATGGGAGCTACAATGACTGTCTCTTCTAAGGATGATATAGATAAAGAAATTGATAATTTATATGTTGATTTACAAGATAAAGTAATGGAAAAAATAGAAGGAGATTAACTATGTTTGATTTTTTAAGATTTGCAGATGATTTTAATATTCTCTATATAACAGAAGGGAAAAACTGTGCTTCAGGATGGATTCAATTATGTTGTCCTTTTTGTCCTGATGATGGAACACATTTAGGGTTTAATATTGAGAAGGGTTATTTCCATTGTTGAAGGTGTGGATATCATCAAATTACTGATGTTCTCTATGCTTTTAAAATCCCAAGCAAATCCATGTCTAGTAGGTTGTATTATCAATATCAAACAGAGCAAAAAATAATCAGAAGAAAAGAACAGAAGAAAAGAGGTAAGATATGCAAAATTCCTAATAATATACAAGATTTAAATGATTTATCTAGAACATATTTACTCAATCGGAAATTTAATCCAGATAAATTGGTAAACAAATATAATATCAAAAGTTTTAATAATATAGGAGATTATAAATTTAGGCTATTTATTCCTATCTATTTTGATTATAAGATAGTAAGTTTTCAGACTAGAGATGTAACAGAAAATCAAATTCCTAAATATAAAGCTTGTAGTAAAGAAAATGAACAGATACATCATAAGGACATTCTCTATAATTTAGATAATTGTAATCAGGATAAGGTCATTGTAGTTGAAGGTGTTACAGATGTTTGGAGGATGGGAAATGATTGTGCAGCAACTTTTGGAGTTGGTTTTACTAATAGACAGATACAATTGTTAAGTCAAAGATTTAAACAAGTTTTTATTTTGTATGATTCAGAAGAGATAGCACAGAAACAAGCTAATAAAGTAGGTAATTTATTGAATGGTTTAGGAATAGATACAGAACTAATTTTAATGGATGAAGGAGATCCAGGAGATTTAATGAAAGAAGAGGCAAGATGTTTAAAAAAACAATTGTTAGGAGGGAATTTATGAATAGTGATGAGATATTAAAAAGCATGGACAAGGATAATTTACATAGTAAGTTTGATGAAATAATTGATGAGTTACTTCGTGGATATAATGAAATAATATCTAAAGGACCTTCTCGATATGGTCAAAGTTTAAGAAATATCCATAAATTTTTAGATAAGGCAATAAAACTAAAAGGAGAAAATTATGCAAATTGATGAAATAATGAAAAATGGTGAGAAGCGACCAATTACAATAATTCTAAATAGTGGTTTATATGGTACTTTTAAAGAAATTGTAGATAGAAAAGGATCTACATATTCTTTTACAGTTACTCAATTATTAAAAGAATATATATTAAATAATGTAGAGGAGTTAAATGAAGAAAACGAGCAGATATGAGTGGATTAAATTTTTTACACTTCCGGCAGAGGCTTTTTTAAATAAAAGTCTCACTGCTTTAGATTTGCGAATACTAGGAATTATTGTAATATTAGATAAAGAACAGCGTTGTACTGCTTCCAATTTATATTTATCTAATATCTTTGGGATAAGTAGGACTTCTATCTCTACCAGTATAAATAAATTAGTTAAAATGGGATATTTACTTATGAAGAGGCGAAGGAAAAAGAGATATTTGCAAATAAATCCTGGATTAAAATCGAAATATGGTTATTTATTAGATGATATGATTAGAAGGGGTTTATATTCTGAAAATGATGAAGAATTAATGATGATCGATTATTGGAATAATTTGGAAAGTGTTAAATTAAAATGTAATGAGGATGATTCAGAAACCGAAAATTTTCTCAGAGAAGTTTTTAGAGTTTTGCAAGCAGGAGAGTTCTCTGGATTTTATAAATTAGATAATAAATTTTTATTTGAATATAACATTAGTAAAGAAGATGTGGATGATCCCTGGACATTAAAGAAAATATTGAAAGGTCTTAAGGATTTATCTGCTATTTATGAAACAGAAAGTCCTTGGAAAGATGAAACAGATCTAAAGAAACTTTTCTATGATCCTGAAACTAAAGTAAGTCCTTTTTTGGCTATTCATTATGCTAGAAAAAAAGTTAGAACAGTATCATCAAGAACTTCTGTTGTCTCATTGAAAGAATTATTTGCTTCTTACAGTGATTTATCAGAAGAGATGTTAAGTTCTGTTTTAACTGCTTATAAGAACAAAATTAAAGTTTATATAGAAATGTTTATTAGCAATATTAATCGAAAAATCACTAATTTAGAAATAAAACAAATTCAGGATGCTGTAGTAGATATTGTTGTTAAATTTGAATCTTTGGACCGTCAAGAAGTAGGAGGAAATCATTTTTCGTTGGATTTAGGAACAAATACAACTTCCAGAAGATGTGGAGATCCTACTAAATTTATAACTACTTATTTAAAATGGTTGAAGGAAGTTAAGTTTCCTAAATTTCCTATACAACCATCTAATTTTGGAACTATGACACCTATCTGGGGTGAATTTTGTGATTATATTTATAAGACTTTAGGCTACAATCTAAAGAGTATTGATGGAAGAGTTAGATCTACTAGGAGTAGATTAATATAAGGAGAAATTATGAGATATAAATTAAATAATGTTAAATGCAGTAGATTTGAATCAAAAGTAGATGTAGTAATGGATGATGTAGTTAGATTAAATGATACACAATATAGGATAATAGGAACTGAATTTGTTTTAAAAGAAAGTCCTACAGAGTCACTTCTTCCTAAAGTAGTTGATTATATTCTTTTATATTGGAGAAGAGTAGTTTTTGAAGAAGAAGAAGGCAAAGGATATCTATTAGCGAAAGGCTGGATAGAGGATACTAGCACTGAAAAAGGAAAGTTTCGTCCTTGTAATAATTTATGGACTTATAGACCTCATTCATTTTCTCTAGAGGATGCTTTGACATTACAAAGAATATTGGAAAGAAAGTAGTGAGAAAAACTTATAAAGAACTAGAAGATGAAAATAAAATATTAAGGAGGTTAGTGAATTTAAAGTCTCGATTGTTAAGGATGCATGTGTATAAAAATGATGAATTGATTATAGAAACGATAGCGAAAATTAAATATGAAGAAAAAAAATTAGAGTTTTAATAGGGGGTAAAGTAATGGGTTGGATTAAAAAATTGAAATTTCTAATTAGCCTATGAAATATACAAGAAAGAAGATAGATGTCACAATTGAAAAAAAGATAATTACAGGAATGATCATCTCAAGTAGGTTCTTGAGAGAGATCCAAACCATTCTTTCGATAGATTTATTACAACTAGCTTATGCAAAAGTTATTGGAGAATGGTGTATTGGATATTATTCTGAATATGATAAAGCTCCAGGAAATGCTATTCAAGATATTTATGAATCTGAAGTTAGAAAGGATCGCTTGGAGGATTCTTTGATAGAATTAATTTCAGGATTTTTATCTGAAATAGCTAAAGAGTACCAAGAAGAAACATTTAATGTAGATTTTGTTTTAGATCAATCAGAAGAATATTTAAAGAAGAGAAAATTAGAAGAACTTTCACAAGACATCCAAGCAGCTTTATCTCTAGGAGAATCTGTCTCTAATATAGAATTATTGGTTTCAGATTTCAGAAGAATAGCTAGACCTGAAACTAAAGGAATAGATGTTTTAGAGGATAAAGATGCTATTAGAGAAGCTTTTGAAGAGGAGGAAGAGGGTCTCCTTAATTTACCAGGAGATCTAGGAAAAGTTATAGGTCCATTAAATAGAGGGGATTTTTTAGCTGTGGTAGGTCCAGCAGCTAGAGGAAAGACTTGGTGGCTTCAAGAGTTTGGAATAAGAGGATTATTTGCAGGTCTAAAGGTATTATTTGTAAGTTTAGAAATGACTCAACCAGAAGTAATAAAAAGAATTCATCGTTCTTTTTTAGGAATGGCGGATATAAGAAAGGAGATAAAGGTCCCTGTCTTTGATTGCTTGAAAAATTCACAGCAGGAATGTGAGCATCCAGAGATTAGGAAAAATTCTCATTGTTCTATTTGTAGACATTATCACCCTAAAGATTATGAAATGACTATTGGTTATAAAAATAGAGCTGTGGATAAAATTACTTGGCAAAAATCTTTTCAAAAGGCTCAGGCAATCAAAAAAATGGTTAGAACAGGGAAATTTAAATTATTATGCTATCCTGCCAAGTCTAAAAGTATTTTGGATGTGATTACTGATATAGAGAATATGGATTATTATGATGATTTTAGTCCAGATTTAGTTGTGACTGATTATGCTGATATTTTTTTAGGAGTTAGTGGGAATAGAAATGAACAGGCTAGAAATATTTTAAATACAACTTGGGAATATCATAGAGCCTTAGCACAGTCTAGGCATTGTATAGTTATTACTGGAAGTCATAGCAATAAAAAAACATTTGATAAGAAAATAGGGAAAGCGGATATAGCAGAGGAGTCTCGAAAGTTAAATCATGTTACCCATGCTATAGCCTTAAATCAGACAGAAGAGGAAAAGGAAATGAACATCATGGAGATTAGTATATTGAAATCCAGGAAATCCTATTCTAATACAAATGTCTCGGTTACTACATTGCAAAATTTAGATATTTCCAAGGTTTATTTAGATAGCTATTGTAAACATATTAAATAAAGGAGAGAAATAATATAATAAAAAAATTAATTGTAAAAGTTGTAATGGTAAAGGAATTGTTTGGCAAAAAATGTAATAAATAAAAGGAGAGAAATAATGTTAATTAAAATTGATAAGAAAGAAGACATTTTGGTAATAGAAGGTGCTAGAGAAATGGTTCAAGATGCAAAGTATGCTTTTAGAGAAGCAAGTATTATGCTCAAAGAAGCAGAGCAAAAATTTTGGGAACGGATTAAAATTTTATACCCTCAAGTAAAAAAATATGAGGATTTGCAGATAATGTGGAAAGAGAAATTTATTATTGCTATGAATAAAATTGAATCAACTGATGAGAAATATTGATCAGAATAATGGCTCCTCATTTTGTAGCTGGGATCATAACCTCTAAAGTTTCTGATGGAGTGTTAGGTTGGGAAGATGATAAATATTATAATAGATGTGCTCCAATTGTAAAATAATGGCTACCTAGAAAAGATACAGTAAGAATAATTATTTGTCCTCGTTGTAAAAGTCCTTATTGGGATAAAAAGAAGTCGATAAATAAACAAATAGAAAAAGAATAAATAATACTTGACAACTAAAATGGGAAAGTGATAAAATAGTCAAATGATAAAAAAACCAATTACTAAAGAGCAATTTATTGAATTATATAATAAACACACAATTCAAGAATTAGCTGAGATGTTGAAGGTCACTCGAAATACAATTAGAAATTATAGAGATAAATATAATTTACCTCAGAAAAGACCTAGATTAATAATAGAAAAAGAATAGTGGATAATAAAGGTTTTACTGCAATACCAAATGAGTTAATAGAGGCTTTAGGAAAGATTAGAATAAGTGGTGAAGCTAATCAAATTTTATGGGTAATTATTAGAAAAACTTTTGGATGGCATAAAGTGAAAGATAAAATTGCTTTATCTCAATTTGTATTATCTACAGGGATTAAAAAACCCAATATAATCAGGGCTTTACATAAATTAATTGAAATGAAGATTATCAAAAAAGATAACGACACCGTCTCAAGTTATTGTATTCAAGAGGATTTTAGTAGGTGGAAGCCATTATCAAAAAAGATAACGTTATCAAAAAAGATAATAAACGTTATCAAAAAAGATAATTTAGCGTTATCAAAAAAGATACCCACAAAAGAAAGTATTAAAAGAAATATAAATATATGTCCATTTGAGAAATTTTGGAAAATTTATCCTAGAAAAGAGAAAAAAGAAAAGGTAGAAATAATATGGAATAAATTAAAACCAACTGAAAAATTATTTAGGACAATCTATCACGATATTGAAAGAAGAAAAAAAACTAACGAGTGGATGAAAAATGAAGGAGAGTTTATTCCCTATCCTGAAAATTATTTATATGATTGTCGATGGAAAGATTATATAGAAGATATCCCTAAAGCAGATTCAACTGACCAATTGTTATCAAAAAAGATAATAAAAGAGGATATTCCTAAAGCAGATTCAACTGATATTGAAAGTTCCGAAGAAATTATAAAAAGAGAACAAGAGGAGAGAAAAGAAAGACAATTAAGAAGAGAACAAGGAGAACGAACATATCAATTAGAGAAGAAAAAGATAGAAGAACAAGAACAAAGAAAAAAACAATTACGATTGAATAGAAATAAATTAAAAGACCTAAGTCCAATTGATTGTATTGAAGAATAGAAGAAATGTATGATAATCCAAAGACCAGAAGATATTGATGATGTGGGATTTGATGAAGAAGGAAATTATTGGGAACCATATTGGGATTATAAACATGATTATAAATTAGAAAGATTAGAAAAATGAAAGTTAAATTTTCATGGTCAATAAATGGAGTATGTTATCATTGTTCACATACAGAAAGATCAGACATTGAAGAATATCCTGATAATATAACAGATGAAGAGTTAGAAGAGATTGCTAAAGAGTATTTTTTCAATGATATGGAACCTCAATGGTGGTTTGAAAAGTTACCAGAATTAAAAGGAGAAAAAAATGTGCTTAATACAGAGAAAGAAGATAATTGAATTAATGAAGACAGGTGATTTTACTATAGCTTACCATGATAATCAGTTTTGTACTGTTCACAAAGGTCACATTGAATATGATGATCTTGATAATGATTTTTTTTTGGGTGAGTTTGATGGTTCTGAAGATGAAGGATATTTACCATTAATTGTAGATCTATTGGTTGAAGCTTTGGGTGGGGAGACTACATCAATCTAAAATAATAAGAATAAGGAGATGAAATAATAATTAAATGAATAAAAGAAAATTTAGATATATAAATAAAGGACATGGAAAGGATTCTTTATCTGATCATGAAATTGCAGAATTGGATATACATTTTGATATTTCTACAGAAGGGTATCATGTTTTAGCTCCATTAACAAAAAAAGAGTGGTTATTAATAAAAAAAACAAAATGAAAAATCTCTATGACATTTTAGGTATCAAGAAAAAGGCTTCTCAAGAAGAAATAAAACAGGCTTATAAAAAGGAGATCAAAAAGCATCATCCAGACAAAGGAGGGGATAAAGATGAATTTATAAAAGTAAACAAGGCTTATCTTGTTTTGAGTGATTATTCTAGACGTAAAGAATATGATAAAACAGGCAAAACTGAGATAGATAACCTTGATACTATGGCCATTAATGAGATAGCAAAACATTTCAATGAGGTTTTAAAGTCTGATAAGTTTGAGAATTTAGATATCATTCAATTTATCGTTAAATATGTACAAAAAGATATCAAAAAACATGAAGAAGCGGTTAAGGGAGCAAAGAAAACTAAAGAGAAAATATTAAAATATAAGAAGAGAGTCATCAAAGTTAAAAAGAAGGGAAATAATCTGTTTACTAGTGTTCTCAAGGAAAAAATAAATAGGATAGATTCGGACATCAGAGCAATAAAACAGAAAATAGAAGTATTTAAATTAGTTATCAAAAAATTAAAAGATTATAAAGACACAAAAATTATTATACCAGAAGAATATATTCCTTTTTTTGAATCGGAAAGAAATACTTTTACAAATCTTTATGGAGAAAAGAAATGAGAAATTGGTGTTTCAAATGTAATAATAGTGGCAAGATGTCTGATCCAGATGCTAAATGGTGGCAATTTTGGAAAACAACAATTTGTCCTGTTTGCAATGGTACTGGAGAAATATTACCTCCAAAAAGAAAACCAACAGGAAGACCACCATCACCTCCATCTGTTCCTAAATGCTCTTGTCCTTGCTCAAATCTTTATAGAGGAAAGAGATGAAAATTATAATTTATTATATTGTGTTATGGAAACTAAAAATTTTTATAAATCATACAGTAAATAAAAATATTTTAACTCTCATGAAGAAAAAATTTCCTCTTACATATAAAAAGGAAATGAAATTACATAAGGATAAAATAAAAAAAATAAAAAATGAATTACGCAAAAAATATTATAGAGTGATTGAAGTTATTTTAATTAATAAATATTTATAGAAAATAAGAAAAAATGAAAACTATAAGGCAACCTACAAAAGAGATATTTTTAAATGATGTCAAAGATCATAGAATGACAATCAAACAAGACAATGATTTATACAGACATGTTCGATATAAAAGAGATGACAGTAATTGTATGTACTTTGATTTACTAACATGGCCTGGATTTTTAGCTATAACAGGAGATATGCATTCTTATATGTTTGCTAGAATCCCTGATATGTTTTGTTTCTTTCGAGATAAAAATTTAAAAATAAATCCTGGATATTGGGAAGAAAAAATACAAGCAGAAAATTTTTATGGGAGTGGTGTTAGGGAATTTGATATTGATGAATTTAGAGAACAAGTTAAATATTATTTAAAAGAATGGCATGATGTTGATTTAGAAAAATCGATAACTGATACTTTATCTTTTGAACTTCAGGATATATTACACAGTAAAGATGAATTTGAAGCAATTGAAGCTGTTAGAAATTTTTCTTTTGAAGACATAGATTTTTGTGATTTTTGGGAGATATATGAAAAACCATATACCTATCATTATATATGGTGTTGTTATGCTATTGTTTGGGGTATTCAACAGTATGACAAAGAATTTGATATTGACACAGAGAAAGAAAGATTATGGAATTTATATAAGGGGAAAAAGAAATGAAATGTTTTTATCATGGAACAGATATGGATGGAAAATGTGCAGCAGCAATTGTTAATAAATATTATAGGGAGGCAGAGGAAAAAGCCTTTTATGGGATTAATTATAATAATGATTTTCCATTTGAGATCATTAAAAAAGATGAATTAATTATTATTGTTGATTTCTCATTACAAAAAGAAGGTGAATTTCAAAAATTACTGGAAATCACTAAAAATATAATTTGGATCGATCATCATAAAACAGCTATTGAACGACATAAAGATATGTCACATTTAAGAGGGATTAGAAATATTAATAAATCTGGTTGTGAACTTACTTGGGAATATTTCTATCCAAATAAAATGATACCAAGAATAGTTAAGTTATTAGGTGATTATGATACTTGGACTTTTGCATATGGAGATGATTCAAATTATTTACAACAGGGAATAAGATTGAATGATACTAAACCAACAAATATTAATTGGGATAAATGGTTAGGAGAAAGTAGTGATGAATATTCAAAAAAAATAATTAAAGATGGAAAGATATGTATCCAATATCGAGATAATTACTATTATTCTCTTGTAGAAGCTTGGTCATTTCCAGTAGAGTTTGAGGGGTATAAATGTATTGCTTGTAATGCCGGATCAGTTTCTTCTCAATTATTTGATGGGATTGAAGATATTGATGTTAAATATGATATAAGAATTACTTTTGTTTTTGATAGTAAGCAATGGACAGTATCATTATATTCAAAAATAGTTGATGTCTCTGAAATAGCTAAAAAATATGGGGGTGGTGGTCATGAGGAAGCTGCTGGCTTTCAGTGTAACGAACTTCCATTTATACCAAAGGAAAAAGAATAATGAATAAAGCTAAAGTTAAAAAATTAGGAACAATAATTAGAAGAGAAAGAACGAAAAGAGGTATGACTCAAAGGCAATTGGCAGAGGAGATCGGAACACCTCAAACTTATATCAGTAAATATGAACTAGGAGGTTTAATCCCTAGATATGAAGATTTTATTGCCTTAAAGAAATTTCTAGAGGTTGAAGAAGAGTTTAATCAATTATTAAAAGGAAAATAGTATGAAAATAGATACAATAGAGTTCAGTAAGTTGTTAAAAAATGTTTATCTAGATGGAACTATAAAGAAATGTGTAATCAATCTAAATAAAAATATGGCATTAGTCCAGAGCATGAATCCTGAAAATTCTTTATTCATCTGTCATCATGCTACTATTGGACAAGATTTAAAGGGTAAACATAAAATAGGTATAGCAGATTTGGCTTTGTTAAATAAATTAGTAGATGGTGTTTTGAAATGTGAAGCAGAATATGTAATAGGAAAAAAATGGTTTACAATTAAAGCAGCTACCAAAGGGAATGCTAAAGTATTATTAACTGCTCCAGAAGAGATCATAACCAATGTCGAAGAAGAGGATGCAAAAGAAAATGTCCTCTCTAGTGTTTTTCATATGATTAAGTTACATGGAGGAATTATCAAAAATCTTATTTATTATCTTAAGCTATTCAAAAGTAGTACTGTTATTTTAATTGTAGAAAAAGGACAAGTAAATATTAAAAGCAATACCAAGGAAACTAATCAATTTGAAGTTAATGTAGGACAGATTGAGAATGTAGAAGATATGAAGATAGAAGTGGATGGGAAATCTTTTCTAGCTGTTTTAAATCATATACAAGATCAGGAAGATATATTTTTAAAGTTTGATGAAGAATGTCCCATAGTTATTGAAGTTAATAATTTTCTATTTGCTTTGAGTCCGATATCAGAATAATGAAGTATCCAAATGATCATTTAAATAAAGTCATTTGTGGGGATTGTTTAGATGTTGTGAAAGATATTCCTAATGAAGTAATTGATTTAGTCGTCACTTCTCCTCCTTACGGTAATTTAAGGGATTATTTAGAGTTATTAAAAACTGCGTAAAACCCCGTCCGCTTGCGGCGGGGATGTAAGCAGAAAATATATTAAAATAAAATTTGACATATTGGGAATACTATAGTATAATAAATATGTAAGTAGAAAAGGATTTAAAACAATGAAACAACAAAATACTCAAATTAACATTGCTATTCCAGAAGGATGGAAATCTGAGTTAGAGCGTCTTGCTCGTGTTTTTTCTGTGGATGAAGAAAAAACTTTAACTTACTTAGATTTGATTAGGATAGCATTGCAAGAAAAGTATAATCTCAAGGAAAAAGATGGGGGATTACAAAAAAGCATCTCATTGTAAATATCTTTGCCAATATCATTTGATTTGGTGTCCAAAATTTAGGTATTCAGTATTAAAAGATAATGTCGAATTATCCTTAAAAGAAATATTAAATGATATAGCTGAAAGATATGATTACGAGATAATTACCATGGAAGTAATGCCAAATCATATTCATCTTTTTGTTGGTGCAAAACATACGGCTGCTCCTGTTGACATTGTAAGGATATTTAAAAGTATTACGGCTATTGAATTATTTAAGAAATATCCTAAATTAAAACAGTTTTATGGTAGATGTGGTTCTTTATGGTCAGTTGGTAAATTTATATCCACTATTGGTAATGTTAGTGCTGAAACAATTAAGAAGTATATAGAGGAACAAAAAGATCAATGATAGTCAATAAAAGCTTTAAATATCGGCTTTCCCCTACTATAGAGCAAGAGTCTTTGTTGTTACAGCATGGCGGTAATGCAAGGTTTCTTTGGAATAATCTATTGAAAGAAAATATGGACTATTACGAAGAGACTAAAAAGTTCAAGTTTGCCCATGAAATGACTGTTTCTATACCTAAAAAGAAAGTTGAATATCCTTTTTTAGCTGTTTCATTCTCTCAATCTCTGCAAATGGTGGCAAGGCAATTAGACAAGGCTTTAAAAGACAGTTTTAAAACAGAGAAGGGATTTCCTAAATTCAAGAAAAAGTCTTTACTAAATGATAGTTTTGCATGCCCTCAAAAATTCAGGTTAGGAAAAGGATTTGTTTTTATACCAAAAGTTGGCGAGGTAAATTGGGTAAAACATAGGGCATTACAGGGTAAACCTAAATCAATAACCATATCCCAAGATGGTAATCAATGGTATTGTTCAGTTTTATGTGAGGTAAATATTTCAGAAAAACCTAAACGACAAGATAATATTGTTGGGATTGATGTAGGTTTAAAGGCTTTCGCTACTTTATCAGACGAAACTAAAATTGAAAATCCTAAGTTTGCAAAAAAGTATGAAAGGAAATTGGCAAGAGAGCAACGTAGGTTAAGCAGGAAAAAGAAAGGCAGCAATAATAAATTTAAACAGAGATTGAAAGTCCGGTCTGTTCATCGTAAGATTGGCAATTCAAGGAATGATTTTCTGCATAAAATATCAAGTTTGATAATCAAGAATTTTGATGGTGCGGTGCTGGAGAATCTTAATATTAAAGGTATGGTAAAAAATCATTGTCTATCAAAGAGTATATCAGATGTAAGTTGGTTTGAATTTGGAAGGCAGTTAGAATATAAATCAATTTGGAATAGCAAGCATTTTACTAAAGTTGATAGATTTTACCCAAGCACTAAGACTTGTTCATTTTGTGGCCATATTCAAAATATGCCTTTAGATGTAAGAGTTTTTAGGTGTGAAAAATGTCACTTTGAAATAGATCGAGATGAAAATGCAAGTATAAACATTAAAAATGAAGGTTTAAATATAATAAAAAATACCGATGGGCAATCGGGAATTTACGCTTGTGGAGATTGTGTAAGACCTGTCTTTGACAGGCAGTATTTGCTGAAGCAAGAAAAAGAAGGTTTAGTAAGCTAAACTGAAGCCACGGGGCTTGCCCCGTGGAGTGTCACGTATTTAAATTTGAAGAAATATCTAAGGAATTATTTAGAGTTATTATTGGTATTGGGAACAGAATAATGTTCAATTAGCTAAATTTTAAAAAGGAGAGAAAATGTCAAAATATAAGAAGAAACCTATTATTGTAGAAGCAAATATTTGGTATAAATATGGAGACCATAAAAAAGTTCTTAGTTGCCCTGATAGTGGAGCAAAATGTGAAATATGTGGAGACTGGATAAAAAATCATGGTTGGATAAATACTTTGGAAGGGGGACACATCGTTTGTCCAGGTGATTATATTATTCAAGGCATACAAAATGAATTTTATCCTTGTAAGCCAGATATATTTTTAGCTACCTATGAAAAATGTTAAAAAGGAGTAAAATATAAAAGTTATCAAAGTAACGAAAGAAATATAAGAAATATAAGAAATATAATGAAGTATATTATTTATGTGATTGTGAGGTTGATAGAAAAGAAAATAACTATTGTCCTAAATGTGGGAAAGTAACCGATATTCAATGTCGTGCCACCAAAAAACAAATACTAGACAAATCAGGAGATTATGTTGATATCGATTTTGATGAACTTCTTGAAAATGATGGAGAGTTAGAATCAGACTCAATAGATAATTTAGTGATGGATCAAATAACTTCTAATTGTGTTTTAAAAGGAAAAGAAAAAGATTATTATGTGGGTGTTCGATGTTTTAATTTTGATCCACACTGTCCTGATGAATCTCTAATGGAATCAGATTTGGAAGCATATGATAAAATAGTACAAGCTATAGAAGATACTAAATTATATATCCCTTATGATAAGACAAGTTTTCGTTTATATTGTTTAGCTAGTATTTGGTAGATAAAGGAGGGAAACACAAAAAATGCAAATAATAAAATCAGTAGTGTTTAATATGTGTAATAAGTGTAAACATCAATGGTTTAATAAATATAAAGGTATAAAACCAAAACAGTGTCCTAATAAAGGTTGTAATACACGTTATTGGGATTCAAATAAAGAGAATGTTTATCGACCTAGGGTTAATGTACAAATGGAAAAAATAAGAAAGCATCCGAAATATCTAGAGTTGTTGGCATCTATGGAAGATGTTCATAAAAATGGAGTTTCAGTAGCAGTTCCTAAAGAATTTCGACGTTTATTTGCTAACATCACAGGTTATACAGATTATGGTACAGCTAGAAAATATATTGATTTATTAAGAAAGGAAAAAGAAAATGGATGCAGCTAATTGGAATCAGTGTCCTAGATGTGGTGAAATAGATCAAAAATTATTAGATTCTAAATATGGAAAAATCTTTCAAAAAGAATTTCTTAGATTAGTAGCAGAAGAGAAAAAAAGATCAAGGGAAGATAGCTTAAAAGAAAACTATGAGATAGGAATTTTCTCTGGTGTTTTTTCTATTAGATATTATGCCACATGTGAAGAATGTGGTTTTGAGTTTAAATATTACCATAAAGAAAATATAGAATAAAAAATGAAAGAAGAAAAACTAAAAAAGTTTAGTTGGCCTTTTAAAGTCAATAAACCAATCTCAAAGAAAAAAGAGAAGGAAAGTCTGGATAACTGTGAGATTTGCGGGTTATATAAAAACTGTAACTCCCCTAAGATGCAATATACCGGAGAAGGAAAGAAGAAAATCCTTGTGTTGGCAGAAGCAAGTGGCTCAAGGGAGGATCAATTGGGGAAACAGTTGATAGGAGATGCAGGACAAGAATTAAGAAACAATTTAAGAAAATTAGGATTTGATTTGGATCGAGATGCTTGGAAAACTAATTCCATAAATTGCAGGCCACCTTCCAACAGAACACCTACTAATAAAGAATTGCAACTATGTAAACCTCGATTAATGAAGACTATCCGACTCTTGAAACCAGACAAAATTATTTTATTGGGGAAAACAGCTACCAAGGCTATTATCGGAGACAAGATGTTGGTTTCTAGTATAGGTAAATGGGTAGGACAGACGATACCAGACCAAGACTTACAATGTTGGTTATTTCCTACCTATCATCCTTCTTATTTACTATACAACAGAGACAATATAGTTTTAGAGAAACTTTTCTATAATCATCTAAAAACAGCTTTAGGATGGGATAAAGAATTTCCAGAAGAAAAACCAGAAAGAGGAGTGTTTACATTTACTGAGTGGAATAAGGAATTAGAAGGGTTTTTGAAATTAATATTAGAAAAAAAGCCCATCATTACTATTGACTATGAGACTACTGGAATAAAACCTCATGCAGAAGGACATAAAATAATTTGCATGAGTATTACAACAAACATAACTAAATGGGAAAATTCTACTGTTTTCCCGATATTTGATGATTTTGAATTTAAAGAATTATTAAAGAAAGTATTGACTGATCCTAAAATAAAGAAGGTGGGTGCAAATATTAAGTTTGAAAATTCTTGGACTAAATTCATATTAGGTTACGAAATTCAAGGATGGCATTGGGATACTATGATAGCCACTCATATATTAGATAATAGAGAAGGAATCACTGGTCTAAAATTTCAAACTTATGTTAGATATGGTGTCGGTGGATATGATAATGAAGTTAAAAATTTTCTAAAAACAGGAAGTAAAAATTGTAATGCTTTTAACCATATAGAAAAATGTCCTCTAGATTCTTTAATGAAATATTGTGGAATGGATACCAAATATACTTGGAAATTGTATCAAGATCAACAAGAAGAAATGACTCCCCGATTAAAAAGAGCTTATAAATTATTTCATGAAGGGATTTTGGAATATGGTAATACAGAAAATATTGGGATTCATATAAATACTGAATATCTGGAAAAACAAAATAAACATTTGCAAAGAAGAATAGACCGATATGATAAATTAATTAAAGAAAGTGAGGAAGTTAAAAAATGGGATGGAGAGAAGCCTTTTAATCACAGATCCAATAAAGACCTAAGCCATTTATTTACTAATATCCTTAAGTATAAAATCGAAAAGAAAACTGATAGTGGAGCAGATTCTACTGACCAAGAGACATTAAAAAAGATAGACACTCCATTCACTAAAAAGATCCTTCAATACAAAAAACTCTATAAGATCAAAAATACTTATTTGGCTGGACTCATCAGGGAAAATGTCAATAGGATTATAAGACCTAGTTTTAGTCTTCACAATGTCCGTTCATATCGCAGCTCATCGCAAAATCCAAACTTCCAAAATATCAGTAATAGGGACAAAGAAGCTAAGAAAATCACTCGACAAGCCATTATACCGAGGTCAGGAAGATTTCTATTTGAAGTTGATTATAGTCAATTAGAAGTAAGAATAGCAGCTTGTTCTCATAAAGACCCTGTGATGATCGAATATATCACCAGTGGAAAGGATATGCATAAGGACCAGGCTTTAGACTTATTTTTAGTCGATGAGAACCAAATGACCAAAAAGATGCGTTATTTAGCCAAGAATCAATTTGTATTCCCTCAGTTCTATGGTTCATTTTATGCTTTATGTGCTACCGATCTTTGGCAATCAATTAAAGGAGAGTGTTTGGTAGATGGAACTCCTATCATAGACCATTTAAAAACAGAAGTAATGGAACCTTTAAGAGAAGAATTAGCCACTCTTGATATAAAATATGCATCTCTAAATGATTATGATATTTTTGAACTTCATATAAAAAGTTGTGAAGAGATGTTTTGGGATAAATTTAAAATATATGCTCAATGGAAAAAAGATACATGGCTAGAATATCAAAAAAAGGGATATATTGATTACTTTAATGGGTTTCGCTGTACTGGTCTGATGAAAAAGAATGATGTTCTCAATTATGCGACTCAGGGCTGTTTACAAGGAGATTCAAAAGTATGGACAAAAAAAGGTTGGATTGAAATTAAAAATTTAGTAGGTAAAACTGTAGAAGTGTGGACTGGTTTTAATTGGGCAAAAGCAATAGGAATAAATAAAGGTAAATATTCATTAGCTACTATTTATTTAGATTCAGGATTAAAAATTAAATGTGATACTAGACATAAAATAAAAACGTTGGATAAAAAAGGGGAAGTTTACTGGAAATCTTTTTTTGATATTAAGAACAATGATTTAGTAGCTCTTCCTAAACTACCTAAAAGAAAAAATTGGAGTCATCTAAAAGAGGATATCAATTGGCCTTTTTTTCTAGGATTCATTATTGGAGATGGTCATTTAAGTAAGACAAAAACAAAATGGAAGACATTAAAGTGTTTTTTAAGTATTACTGTAGGAGAAAAAAAGAAAAATATATTAGATTTATTAGAAAAATTTTTGTTAAAAGAAGGATATAAACCTCGAAGATACAAAGTTCCTCCTAAAGGAATTAGAAAAAGAAAATACAAATTAGAATGTGAAAATAAAGAGTTTAAAAAGAGGTTAGAAAGTTTTGGTATTATTTTTGGTTCTAAGGCTTCTACTAAAAGGATTCCTGATTCAGTTTGGAAGATGAATTGTTTAGATCAAACGGCTTTTATGGATGGTTTGTGGTCTTCAGATGGTAGTAGAGTAAAAGGACACAATAAATGTTTACATATGTGCAATAAAGAATTATTAAAAGAAGTTCAGATTTTAGTAACTAGATTAGGATATGACACTTATTTTTCAAAAACACCTACAGGATATCTATTAAGATTTAAATCTGTTTATTTTAATACTAGAACAACACGAAAAATGCCTGTTTCTTATTTTTGTAAGAATATCCAAGAATATAAAAATACTTATCGATGTACTCTAAAAGACAACAAGACAATTGTTCATAAAAGAATATTAAAGGAAGCATTTGAAAAAAAGATAACACCTAATCAAATAATAGCTGAACGATTTTTTCAAGAACTTAAAATTAATCCTGAAATTTATCGTTTTGATAAAGTAATAAAAATAGAACAACATTCTAAAGTAGATGATACTTATACTATGTTTGTTAATGATTCGTTACATCAATTTGTAGCTGATGGTGTAATCACTAAAAATTCTTCTAGCCATATTCTTCTATGGTCTTATATTCAGATAGCCAAGAAATTTAGGGAATTAAAATTTAAAACCCGTTTAATAGGACAGATCCATGATTCAATAATATTAGACACTTGTTCTAATGAGTTTGAAGAGGTGAAGAAAATTACCAAACAAATTATGTGTGAAGACGTAAGAAAAAAATATCCTTGGATTTTGGTTCCTCTTGAAATTAGTGGTGAAGTGTCTAAAGTAAATGGGAATTGGTTTGAGAAAGAAGAGATAGAGATATGAAAAATATAATATTTTTAAGTTTAATTTGTGAGTTAATATATATAGTAATAGCTTCAAAAGATGGTGATCCTTTTACTATAATGGGATGGGCTGCTAGCATTATTTGGACACTTAATTGTTTAAAACTATTATAAAAATAAAAGGAAGGAGAAATATGAAATTAAAAGAAGGAAAATATTAAAGGTTAAAAATTTTATTTATTAATATTGCAAGAAAATCAAAAGTAACTGCAATACATTTCGATACTGTTGAGCAGATAAAGGGTGTTGTGGCATA